CTGCTCGTCCAGCTGTTTCTGGAGGGCGGCTTCCACCTCGTCCACCTTTTCGGCGGTCAGTTTCTCTTGCACCCAGCCGATGACGATTTCGGAGGTGAGGTCGGCGAAGGGGATCATGTCCTCTTCAGGGCGCTCAAAGCCGATGGAGCCGTAGGCCCCTGCGCTGTAAGTGTCGTCCTTAGCGTCCACGGTGTAGTGGGCGGTGAACACATACCCGTCGTTTGCCTCGCGTTCGAGCTGGGCAATGTTCCAGGTGACGGTGGTGTCAGCCATGGGTTTGATGGTGGTAGCCGAAGTGTAATTGTGGTGCAACCAGTTGGGTAGGCCGGTTGCCCGCCTTTAAGGATTACTAGCTCAGGCGATAAGTCACGAATGTGTTAGCCGCCGTGCGTCGTGAAGTAAAGCGACCCGAGGTGCCAGTAGCAACAGATCCAGAGCCGACGATGGTGTGCGCAGTGCCAGCAAGTACGCGTACCAGGCTAGGACCTGTGTTGATGACGCTCCACTCAAAGGTGAAGTTGTCATAGGTGCCACTAAAACCAGCTTGGGTGTCGGTGCCAGTGGGCAGCGTCATGTCGGTTGCTAGTGCCGACGTGCTAGTGATAATGCCGGTTTTGAGGTTGGCAACAGTCAGCGTTGCAGTGGCATTGACGGCAGCAGGAGCTGGCTGGTCATGTGCAATTACACCGTCGTTGGTGATACGGAAACGCTCTACAGGAGTGGCGGTACCATCTGGTGTGGTGCTCAGTACAATCCGGCCCGGCATGTCGTTGGTGCCAGGAGTGCCGTCTACTTCACCGGCGACAGTTGCAGCTTCAAGAAAGTTAGTGCCATCTGCACCGTGAAAAGTTAAAGTTCCAAGGCGGCTTCCATTGACAACAGCAGCATTTGAACCAAGTGTTGCTGCGCCCGATCTGCCCAGAAGAACGTAAGGAGGGTTATTGCTTACATCGTTATTGATTACACTTAAAGAACCCCGTCCAGCGGCGCCGCCTGTCCCTTCTGTTTGAGTTACGGCACTAAGAGTAGTACCAAAGAAATTGCTACGCGCACTAGATGTACCAACCAACAGCTTGCCGGAGTCGTCGATTCGCAGGCGGTCAACGCCACCAGTGCTAATGGCTAGCTGATCTGCGCCAGGGGAATAGATACCTGTATTTGGATCGCCGGTAAAAGCAAAAGTTGGTGCCGCAGCACTACCTAGTGATACCGCTTCAATTTGACCAGTCGCATCAATTAATAGCCGTTGCGTACTATTGGTCGCAATTGAAACATTATTTGCCGCACTTAGGTAAATTCCATTTGTTGGCACCGTGCTGCCAGAAGGAATAAAACTGGCGGCAGTGCTAGTGCCGGGCAAAGCAATGCTGTCAGTCCATTCAACACCAGTCCCCGCAGCGTCGGTTTGCAGCAATTGACGTGCGCCACCATCTTGGAGCTTGCTAACTGGCAGCTCACTGATTGTTGCGACGCCATTGTTATCAACGTCTACGTCGCCATTAATAATGCCAATAATTTCGCCGATTGTAATCTTCTTAGTGGCTCCAGCGCTGACGTCAACAACAGGCAGTTGGTCCGACGTGGAAAGCGGCGATACCGGGCTGAGTTCGGAAATTTTAATGTTGGGCATAGCTGTTTAGCATCCTTGTATCTGTTGTGATCAAATCTTAGCGCCTAGCGAGCGTGCCGTTACAAGACCACGCCGGCCTAAATGAAGCCTCCACCTAGGTCGGCAAAGTCACATGTTTTTGTCATTAGTTATCTATAATGGAGGTTTACGATTTAAGTTCACGACAAGTCAATGGACACTTTGATGCCAAGGATGGTGATCATGGTTATTAGTTAATAATAGCAATTAAGGTGTCAGCCAATGCTGCATTAAACACGCTTAACGTGATGAAGCTTGCCATCAGCTTTTTTAACAAGCAACACGGAGTCACCGGGACCAATAACGATACCGCTTCCAGATACGTCCGTAACATGTTTAACTACGCCACAGCTGGAAAAACCTGTAATATCTTCGGTACGCAAGTTGATGTTATGACCTGATGTTGAAGTTGCAACATTTGTTACTGAAACAATTGCATTAACAGGCAACGTCAATACATTAAATGTCGAATAAGTCAACCCGGTTGTAGTCGGTACGGATTGAGTAGCCGCATCTGGCAACCAATAGTAATCAATGTAGCCAGAGAATGGACCGTTTCTGGTTGAGACACCAATGGTCTTTGCTTCGCCTACGTCGTATCTTGCGGAATTTTTGAAGACAATACCATTGTTAAAATAGGTAATTAAACCTGTTCCTATAAAACAATTAGCAGCAGTTGGGGAAAGGTCAATATCGTGGATGGTTAGGGCAGTGCCAGAATTTGCCTGAAAAGCGGCAATGCTACCATAACTACCTGTGTCAACATCATCGCCACCGCGTATCACTAGCTTGCCATTGCTGGCTACGAGTACATTGTGTTCGTATGTACCACTACCTTTTACAAAGTGAAACCCAGTAATGTTAACGGTTGACTCAGAGACGTAAATACCACGCAGTCTTGGTGCTTCTACACCAACACCCACAAGACTCATCCCACGGCCAGGTGATACCCCTTGGCCGTCAAACCAAAAACCAATTCCACAATTGTCAGTATAAATAGATTCGCCGCCAGAGTAACTAAGTACACCCGCAAAATAAAAGCCAACATCACAGGCTTGTACAGCAACATTCTTAAAGTAGTTAGATGTAACAGGCCTAGCAACTGCGTCAACATAAACTCCAAATGTTTCTGCTGGGTCCGAAGGGCTGGCAGTTAAAGTGCTATAGATATATGTGTTTGATACAAATACATTCCACGTTCCTTGAACATTGATTCCCCTGGCAAAGTTCTGAATTAAGCAATTGTCGATCTTTGCCTGAATAGCTTGTTGAGCAGCTTCGCCAACCTGAATACCTGAAGTACCAGATTTGTTGGTACCTGTAAATCGAATTTCAATGCCATCAACAGCAGCACAAGAGTAACCCGCAACAGTGACGGCTCCATCATCCAGCATCGCAATTGCCGCACCTGTACCCTCGGCTCGAATTTGGGTAAAGTATACAGACGAAGATGTTAGAAACTTTACCTTTGGAGACGAGTTACCGTAAAGAGTTACTCCATGTTTTAGGTTAATCGTAGCAGTTGTTTTGTAACGACCTGGCGGCAGAAAGACAAAGGCAGTTCTACTGGCATTGGCGGCATCAATAGCCGCTTGAATCGCTACCGTATCATCAATAACTCCATCCCCCACTGCACCAAAGTCTTTAACACTCACCACATCTTGCAGCTTTGATTTAACGGTGCGCTGCACAGCACCAGTACCATCTTGCGTAAACGTATTGGCGCTTAACGTCCGCACAACTCCATTGGTGTCTTTTGTGTACAGCTCGGCATCGGCCGCGTTAATTGCAAGTTCGCCTACGTCAAGATCACCCGATGCAGGCGGCGTGCCGGAAGCGGTGCTGTTTTTGTGGATGATTTTGTAGGTCACAGCATTATTGCCTGATAGAACGCAGTCTAGCCCTCGCGCAGCTGCACGTCTCGTACGGTTACAAAATTAGCAGATCCGGTAATGACATCAGTTACACCAACGTTGATAGCGGTACTCGTGAGCATAATTTGCGCTTTATAGTACAAATCGCCCGGCTGCAGCATGTCTGTATAGCTATTGCGATTTTCCACATTACTGTCAATCATCCAAAACTCGGCCTCCGCCTCTGCCTGTTCGCTGGTATTCAGCAATAAGCGCAATAGGTTGCTGGTGCCCAAACGCGCCAATGGTGTTGTGTCAAAATTAAAGGCAACTGATGCAGGGGTTATATTGGCATTGTCGTAGGCAGTTGCGCCCGCTGAATTCCCTGTCACCACAGCATCGTTATAAGTTGTATTTTCCTCGGCGCCAAAAAACACATAGGCGTTGGCGTACTCGCTGCGACTGACGATTGCAGTATTGCGGCTATCGCGCATTTCGCGTTCAATCAAAAAATCAAACGTGCCGCCACCTTGCACCAGTGATTTGACGCCATCAAAAAACTGATCACCTAATCCAGTTGTATCAATTTCGCTGGCGTTTAAGTTAAGACTCCAAGTCTGCAAATCCGCCTCAAGCTGCCATTCATTGACTAGGCGCAGTTCAATTTGACCGCTGGGATCAAGTGTAAATGCTGATTGGCTAATATCTACTCGTGTTGCATCATTGGCGCCATTTAGTGATGCGCCGCGCGTGAGATAAAACGAAAGCCGATTTAAAGCGTCAACATGTACGTAAAGTCGATTGCGATATGGAATACTAATGTTTTCTGCTTGATCCGCAATAATATTGCCATTTTCGGTTACCAATGTGTCATTATTTTCTGTTGACAGCCATTGAAACGGGCGCAGCAGTCCGGCGGAGTATGGCGTGCTGTAGCCGACCATCTCAGCATAGTCTTGATAGTCAAAGATATTGGCATAGCTTGGAATCAATGGATCGTCATTTAGGTTTGCGTTTGGCCAATTGTCAACACTAGCGACTTCGACTAAATCGCCACTACGAAGCCCCGCATTAGATAGCGGAATAATGTTTTTGTCCTGGTTTAACTCACTTATATTCACCACAATCGGCGTAGGTGCCGAGCGGTTTAAGACAATTTTGCCGTAGGCTCCAAGAACTGCCATGACTAGCTAGGTGCGCCAGTGAACTGGAATGCCACATTGGTGCTAGTGACATCCCCGACGGATACTGACGTACCGACTTGCGTGATAAATACATTACCGGCGATTGTTTGCCCAATGCCAACAGTCAATGTCACCGCAATCGGCGTTTCACGCGAGCTGGTAGTATTCAGCACATTTGCAATTAAGTTACTTTTAATCTCAGTCTCGTAGATAAAAGTAGCATTGCCAGTTGCACCAATTAAACCTGGCGTGTACGTGCGGCTATAGGCGCCTAGGTTTGTGGTTTCCAGCGCGTCGCGCGAAATATCCACCGTGGCGCTGCGCACCACTCCGGTGTACCCGTTGATGGTGAAGCTGCCGCTAGCGCCGGTGTATGCCATGGTTACAGTCTAAGCTCGGCGATCAACGTTACACGCACATTAGAGCGCCCCGGGCTGCCTGAGCTTTCAATGCTTGGCGGCTCTTCGCTAAAAAACCACTGCAGTCCTGCCCCGGTGGCACTGCCGTCAAGCCATGCAGTCAATGCGGACGATGCACCACTAAAAAGCACCGCTGGCAAGGTTAAGTCCGTTGTTGCACCCTTAGCCGAATTGTATGCCTGCGCAATCAGCGCCGCATTGTCGTCAGTAATGTTATCAAAACCAAAGCTAAGTTGCGCCTGTGAAGGACGGCTGCCCCATAGCCGGCGTGTGGTAACGCCTGATTGCGATGTAATGCCACTTGTTGGCCAACGGGGTGCCGTGAATCCCCGACTGGTTGGCGCAATGCTTGGGAAAGTAACAGCCATCAGCCTTCTATTACCCAGTTGCCAGCGGTATCAAAGCCGTCTGCCAGTTCCAATACGCCGGAAGCGTTGGTTGGCATGTGGACTGCTTCAATACTAAAGGTTCCCTCCTCGTCAGGCGTAACGCGCTCGATCTGGTAAGTGCGCACTTGCGTGCTTGGCAGTTTGACCGTAAACACCACGCCAGTTGGTGTTGCCACGGTGCCGCTACCACTTACGGTCAGGGTTGCATCGGCTGGTGGTACGCCTTCGGTGCCGTTCCACGCGATCACATTGTAAGTGCCATCAACTAACGGCTTGGTGCTGACCAAGGCGCCAGTGGCAGTTACAACGCCATTGTTGAACTCGTCATATTGTGTTTCATCCATTGCGACACGGATGTAATCGCTAGGGCCAAGTTTTGCCAGCGCACCTTCGTGGGTCGTGCGGAAACTAATGGCGTGCGTCGGAATGCGGCGCATTCGGATGATGTATTTAGCAGCATCAATGGCATGAGCGCGGCTGGTTACATAGTCACTCAGGTCAAGCGCCTCAAGCGGATCAGTGGCACTGCCAATTGTTTCCCGTACCAGCACTTCGCGCTCGGTTGGGAAAATGCCAGGGTTGGTCAGATCCGTGCTCGCCCGCTCTTCGCGGTAGCGCACACTGACCTGAATTGGTTCGCGCTCCTCGGGCTCGAGGTATTGCAGCTTGAAGCTGCCCTCAACGATATTACCGGCAGTAAACAGACCCTTGATCGGCACTGCCGTGAACTGCAGGGCCGGACGCAGATAGAACTTGCCGTCGCTTTCGCCAAACACCAGCAGATGGGCAGCTGCGGTGTCTGCTGCCCACTGGCGCAGGTTCACGCGATCGGCCTGCACACCATCAAAGAAATACTTTCGGGTGTAGCACCAATCCGCTGCCGCCTCAAAGGCATCTAGGTCAATCATTTCATCGGTAATCAAATCACCAGCGCCGTAGGTGGCATTGGTCATCAGATCCAGCAGCACGTCTGAAAAAAGATGCGTGGCGCCAACTGCAAGGCTGTTGCGCAGGCGCCGGCAGGTTTTACCACCAGTTACATAGCAGCTGAACTGACCGAACTGCTGCCACTCCACGGAACTCATTACGTTGATGCCCACTAGGGCAAGATCGTCGTAGACCGGAGCGCTGGCATTGGGAACAATTTCATTGATGTAGACAACTTCGTGCTCAGGGCCACCACTGGCACTGCTTTGCGCTTCCTCGTAAACAAACGCTTCGGCAAGCTTGCCCCAAGTGTCTAGATAATTGCGGGAGCCGTCGCTGTAGTTTTCGGTATCTGGTCCAGGGATCCCTTTGCCGATGGTCCGCGTGGTGGCAATTGAGAATTGCTCGTCAGTGCGAGGCACGGAGTCGCCGTTAAAAGCAACAGTTACTGATCCATCGGTCACTACCTGCCGGCTGCTTAACCGTGCATCAAGTACATAGAGAGTGTTAATTCCAGTGCCGTTCCTCACTTCGTAGCCGGACAGCGGCACAATCTGAAACTCCCATTGCTTTAGCGATGGCATGTTCAGCTGTACAAAGTTGAACACGTTTTGCTGAGTGGCTCCGCGAATGCCGTAGGTGTTGCTCAGGGTAGTAAAAGCGCTGCCGCTGCCTGCCTCTCTGTAGCTGATTTTGAAAAAGCTATATCGCTCTTCTGTAGTGGTAATTGTGTTGGACTGAAATACATCAACTTTCAATGTTGAGCCACGCTCGATAATATCGTTTTCGCGGTTTTTGCACGCACGGGCATCCGAGTCGGAAAAGCTGATGGAATCACGCAGGTTACACATGCCATTGATGCGGATACCAAGTGCCGAGCGAATGCCAAACTCGACTGCTTGGCAAGGGCGCGTAGTTGAAATGCTGGCAATAGCGCATCGCAGGATATGCCCCTCAACGGTGGCTACATTTCGCTTGGCATACTCACCCTCTAGGTAAGTTTTAGCATCGCGCTCAATGTCGGCTTGCGTGTTTAGCGTTACAGTCCCTGGGCGAACTGTGGTAAAAGTAGCGGTAATTTCAGTGCCGGTACCACTAGATACATCAGCGCTAGACACAAATACATCGTTTGTGCGGCTGGTGCAGACCGCTAACGCGGAACCAATTTTGTACAACTCGCCTGGAATGATTGCATCGTCCCATGTCTTTTGGCGGCCTGCAACAGTGCCAGCGGCGTCAGCGCATGGTTCAGTATGAATCTGAGCGGCGTCAAATTTCAAATTTTTTGTGACTGTAACCGTGCCACTTCCGGTAACGGTCGTGCCGTCTTGGATTCTAAATACAGCCGTTTCATTTGTATTCGTAGCGTTGATGTCAATGTCACCGCCTCCACCACTTGCGCTTACGCTTGTGACTACCGTAGTGCCGCTTACTACCGCTGTCGTGGTAGTAAGGCTGACATTGCTGAGTGTTACTCTGTTAATTTTTTGCTTTGCTTTTGTCCGAATGCGTATCTTAACGGTATACTTGCACGCCGCTTCGTCATCGTCGGCAGCAATAGCGGGATTGGTAAAAGTTACACGAAATTTGCTTGCCTTTAGCACCTCAATATCTGTATCCATATCATCTGTGTTGTCATACGTACCAAGCCCGCTAGTGTCAAAATTAAACGTGGCGTTTAGCGTGCCTACGCCTTCAGCGTCAATTGACACGCTATTGACGGTAATACTCAGCCTGCTTGTCAAATCGGTGACGGTACGGTCGTCATACAAATAAATCCACTTTGCTCGGCTGTTTTCACTTGCTGGTTTGTTGTATCCGCCTGCGCCATCTTTTGTAAGTTGAACCTTGCTTACTGTCCAGCTAGCTGGATTAGTAAGTGTTCGCAAATCTCGGCTGAACTCAGTGTCTTTATCGCTGCTAGGATACAGCTTGTAAGTAATTGTGTCACCAACGCTGGCAACACTGCCGCTTACCAAACCGCTGCGGCTGCTGAAATAGGTCTGCGCTTTTTTGCGTTGCGCCCATGCCACGTCATCAACGCGGCATTTAACTTGTGCGTCGCCGTCGTCTCCTTCTGGCACCAGCTGCGCTTGCACTTGCGGCCGGATTACTGGGTTGACCTTGAAGCCAAAGTCGTTGCCAATCAGCGTGTAGACGCCAAAAACTGTTTGGTTGTTTGGTCTAGTTGCGCTGCTGAAGTCCGCCGCCCAGCTGCTGCCACGCCGCACCATAAAGACATCAGAGCCGCCTGCGTTTTGGGCGTTGCCTACGTCGGTATTAGCAGCACGTCCAAAGATCCGATCACCGGATGCGATGCGTGTAGTTAGTCCGCTATCTACGCGTTCGTAAACGGTCAATCGGCTGCCCGCGCTATTGGCGGTACTGTTTCCAAAGTCATAACTAGCCAGTGTATTACCGCCAGCGGCAAAGTTTTTTGCATCGATGCCGCCGATTGGGCCTTCGCCAACCATGAAAATGGCACGGAGCAACTGACTGCCACCAAGGCTATAAATCTGGCTCCAGATCATCGGGGTGCTAACGCGCACACCGCCGTAGGTAGTGCCGCTGATCGCCTCACGCAATGCGTAGACCAGCGGAATGGTGCTGCCCAGCGTGATGATGTCTTGCGTGCTGTCAAAGCCGTAGCGTGGGGTGTATCGCTGGTTATTTGTGATCGGCGCGTCGCTTCGGTTGCGCGCCTGTAGCTGGGCTGGCCTTCCGGCTTGCTGTTGCGGGATGGCGGGCTTTAGGAAACTGGCTGCAACTTGAAAGCCAATGCCAATTACCAGCAGGATGAGGCTTTGCGTAAACGGATCCAAGCCGGCCATTACCGCCGGCTCGGGCTGCTCTTTGGCGCGGCGTTGTACTTCAGCTTTGAAATACAAAAACTGCTCTTCCGTCAGGCCAAGCAGATCGGCAAGGTAGCGGTCAGAAGGCAGCATCAGCGGAATGCGTAAAAACGAAGTTCTGGCATGTACGACAGCGGCACCCACCGCACGCCGCGCCTGTGATGCACCAGCAGCAGGCCCCTATCCACCACGATACCAACGCCAAGCCCATTCGGTCCATTGTGGAACAAGGTGACGGCGTACTCTTTGGGCTGGTCTAGTTCGGTTGTTCCATCTCGCCAAAGTGCTTCAAGTGCAGGCCAGTTACCTTGCTGCGCAATGTCAAGCCAGTGAGCATTGAACTCAGGATGATCAATACCCGCGTCGTCTAGGATGCGCCATACCATCAACAAGCAATCGGCAGCTTTGCCCTGTTCGGGATCAGCGCCGAATTCATGGGGTAAGCCGATCCACTTGCGCCAGATCATTAACTGATCACCAAATTGCCCGTGCTGGGTAATGCACCAACAAGTGCTGTGGTAAGCCTACGTTTAGGGATGTCACTCTTGGTAGCATCAAGCGGACTTGATAACTTAAGAATTACTCGCTCAGTGTCCATTTCGTACTGCGCGACGCGCCATAGCTCAGAACGCACTAGGACTTCATCAGCAAATGTCTCAGGGTCAAGAGATACCGTTTTAACTTCTAGCAGCCATCTGGATTCCACTGCTTCGGCAAAGATGTTGACACTGATTGGATCCAAGCCGGCGACTAGGTTTGATTCGCTGCGATCGCCGCCCTTGCTGCCAGCGCCTAATGTATATGCAAATGGTGCAAACGCATAGGTAACGCTGCTGTAAGTGCGTGTTTGGTTGATGCTGAAATTCTGATAGGCGTAGATCGTTGGAGTGCTGTCAGATTCCAAGAATCGTGAATAGTTCACGAAGGCAAAGCTGCTCATCAGGCCATCCCCACTCGCTTGCGTGTTTTCACGGAGTTCTGCAGTGTTTGCAGTGTAAGTGACCTGCCGCGTTCAGCTGCCAATGCAATGCCCCGCTGGTGCTGTTCGGCGGTGACGTACTCCACGCCATTGATTACTGTTGATTCATACTTTACCTCAATAGGTTTTTGCTGCACGGCGGTGCTGCCAGTATTCATTTGGCGATTTGCAGTTTGCTGATTAAGCATCGCGCGTGTGTCATTGGTTTGGCGGCCAGCAGCTTGCTGCGCTAGCGCGGCACGCGTATCGGCATTGGATACCACGCTGCCATTGGCATTGGGCACAAATAGCTCAGGGCCACGCTCGCCGACAAGATAAGGCGCGCCGCCAGTGACAGGGCCACCGTTAGCACGAGCGCCAAAACCTGGAATGGTAATTCCACCCGAGCCAAAAGTGCTGCTGCCCGTTCCGGCAAAGCTCCCGCCAAAAGCAGCTTTGCCGGCTGCTGAGCCATCAATGCCTGTGGCAGATCCACTAGACATTAAACCGGCAAACATTTTTGCGATGCCGATAGCTATGTAGGTGGCAATCATCTTGGCGCCTTCTTGTGCCAGTATTTGCCCGACATCACTAAGAAAAGTAGCAAATACTTCTTTGGCCGTAGTTGTGCCGGCAATTAAGCCTTGTATTCCGTTTGTCAAAGAATTGGCAACGGCGTCGCCAATGCCTTGGGATATCCTAATTGCAACAGACTCTAAATCTTTTAGCTGGGCTTCTGCATCTGCTATAAATTCGCGTATTTTTTGTCCTTTTGGATTCAGGTCCACCAATGCTTGATTGGTGATAAATGGAGTGCGCTTGCCGAATTCTTCTGTACCAGTGTCGCCAAATAATGCTTTGCGGTAACGCTCTGCTTCATCTGCTAATTGCTGTGTAATGCCTAGCTTTTCTAGCGCGTCGCGCAGTTCTTGTTTTTGTAATTTGACTAACTCAGTTGCCGTATCTAGCCGCTTTTCATTAGCTTCTGAATCCAGCAGATCAAGTTGAAGTTGCTTTTCTGCTAATGGTTCTTTGCTGGCCAAGATTTCAGCCTGCTTGCCATTGATGCGTGCCAATTCCTCTTCTAAATTTAGCCTGATAAGAGTTTCTTTATCGCCTGCCAACTCGGCTAGCCGAATTTTCTGCTTAATGTCTACCAGTACTTGATTGATCTCTAATTCACGCTGCAAAGCAGGGATTCTGCTTTCGCGCACTGCAGCAGCACCGCCACCGCCACCAGCCCGGCCGCCACCGCCACCACCACCACCTAGCAACGCCGGCACGCCCATAGGGACTGGGGCGGATGGCGTTCTTGCCGTCTGCTGGCGCAATCTGTAATCTGCCCGCTGCTGTTCGATGTTTCGCTGACGCATGTCAGCCATCATGCCTTGCTGCGTAAACGGGTTGAGCCCCATGCCGCGCACGGCTGCATCTGCGTTGCGCGCAAATTGAGCTTCTCGGTCTCTAGCGCCGCCAGTGTTATTAGCTTCGTCTATTACTCTTTGTATTTCACTAACAACAGCAGTCGCTTGCGTTAACGCCCATTGAAATACCGGCGCCAACGTGTTGCCTATTGTTTGCGCCAATACTCCTATCGAATCTTGCAATGTTGATAGTCGCCCATTCAACGTATCGCTTTGGGCAATAGCGCCATTTGCGTATTTACCGCCAGCGCTGGTGAGCCGAAGTATTGCAACCTCTACCGCTTCAGACCCTATACGCCCCTTTTCTAACGCCTTTTGGAACTCCTCTCCAGATAGCCCGTACATCTTGCGCAGTTCTTCCTGCAGCGCTACGCCGCGCTCTTGGAACTGCAGCAGCTCTTCACCTTGTAACCTGCCCTTGGCTTGCACTTGGCCATAGGCAGTGACTAAGCCCTGCAGCTCAGCGCCAGTGGCGCCGCTGACATCAGCCAGCCGCTTGGTGGTTTTTACAACCTTGTCAGCTTCGACGCCAAACGCTTGTAGCCGTTTGGCTGAATCAATCAGCTCGGTGCTGGTAAATGGTGTTACCGCACCAAGCTGTTGTAGCTCTTTGATAATCTTGCCGGCTTTTTGCGCGCTGCCGGTCAGTACCTCAAGGCTGCGAGTTTGGCTTTCAAGTTCTGCAGTTTTGGCAAATACAAATTTGGCAGCTTGCAGTGCGCCAAATGCAATTGCAAGCTTGCCTGCTGCTGCTGCAACGCCGTTAAATGCCCGCTCGGTAGTGGCTGCCTGTGCCTGCACCTCACGCAGTTTGCTGACAGCATTGCGGCTGTCAACATTGATCGCAACATTAGCGACGACAGACACAGCGCTACCCTACCGCCTTTGC